GTGAAACTAAAAACACAGAAGGGTTATGGATTACAAGAACACGTAAGCACCGTTATTGCTATACATTAGACAAGGGATTGAAATGTCTGTTATCTGAAGTTGATACGAAACCATCACTTGACAAAACATCAACTTATTCATGCTGTGGAGGCGAAGGTACTATGCATGATAATAGATTCAATAAGACTTACACATGTCCAAAATGCTCAGGTGGTATGAAAGAAATATACAATGGAAATGAAGTGGAACAAGTAACTGATTCACCATTAGGAGATTGGTTTGGTTGATTTACACAATGGCAATTGCTTAGATGTTCTAAAAACATTATCAGATGATTCTGTCAATACATGGATAACATCGCCACCGTATGCAAAACAACGGGATTATGGTGGTGCTGAGTCAGAAGATTACTTATCGTGGATTTCACCGATGTTAGTTGAAATAAAACGAACCATGACATTGGATGGAAGTTTCTTTTTCAACATAAAGGAACATTGCCATAAGGGTCAACGAGATTTATACGTGTATAAACTTATAATCCACATGGTCGAATACTTGGGATTCAGGTTCGTTGATGAATTCATTTGGAACAAAACAAACCCATTTCCAACAGGAAGTAAAAAGCGCCTAAAGGATGGGTGGGAAAGAATATACCATTTCACAAAAACAAATGATTATAAGTTCTTCCCAAATGAATGTTTGATACAGTCCACCTCAAAAAACCTAGAACAAGAAAAGAAACGTAATAACATCGGTAGAAACCTTTCGACTAATGGAAGTGGTATGAATATGAGTAAACGTATATCAACTGATATGGTTAGACCAAGTAACGTCATCACAGGCAGTTCATCCAATTTGAACATTGAACATCCTGCTGTGTACCCAAGTTATCTACCCGAATTCTTTATTAAATTAACTACTGAAGCAGGAGATACCGTTGGAGACATGTTTATGGGTTCAGGAACTACTGGTATTATTGCTAAAAAAATGAACCGAGATTTCGTGGGCATCGAATTGGATAAGAGTTATTTCAACCTAGCAAAAAAACGAATCGAAGCGCCAACGATTGGAGATTGGTTTGAGTAAATTCACTGTTTCTCAAATTAATAAAAATAAAGCAGGGTTGTTCACGCAACAACTGCATTATAGCCCTGTGTTCCCAAAACTAACCAAACATTACCTAGGAATACATTTAGATGATGAACTAGTTGGCGTGTTGACATTAGGGTGGGGAACTCAACCAAAAGGAACAATCAAAAAACTATTCCCATCGTTAGATACTATTGATTACCTAGAGATTGGAAAAATGTGTATGACCGAAGAAATGCCAAGAAACTCTGAAACACAAATGCTAAAGGCAGTTGTTAAATGGATTAAAACCAATCGACCGGATGTGACTCTACTATATACAATGGCAGATGGTATTATGGGAAAGCCTGGATATGTGTACCAAGCATTTAACTTTTGGTACGGTGGTAGTTATTGGACAGACTCATTTATGACAGAGGCGGGAGAGAAAGTACACCCTAGGTCAATGAGGGGTGTTCTCGCTGAGAATGCTGAATGGTTACGCGAAACAACTGATTGGAATAAAGAAAGATTGTTTTGGCCAACTATTGGCTACCTTAATAAAATAAACATGCGAAGAATCAAAGGGTTAATGTTTAGATATATGTATCCGTTAAACAAACGTGGGAAACAGTTGCTTAAGAAAAATGCAGATTGGCAACTAAATTCAGGTTATCCAAAGGTAACGGATTTAAAGTGGAAGGAGCAAACTATCAACGGTTACGTGGAGGTTGAACAACCTGAATTTAATTATGACAATGCAGTTATTAATAAAAAGAATATAGAACAATTCAAACAGTACGAAAATATGGAAAAATGGTTTAACTAACGTTCCACATATTATTAAAGAATCAGGACTTATAGTTTACATACAAATGTATACAATTCGGTAATTGATGGAAGTTCACTTTCCTCAATATTTGTCTTTTCTCCAAACCTAGTAAAAGTTTCTACGATTTCTCCTAAGTCATTAACGTGTTGTTGTTGATTTTTTGAATTTAACGACTTTTCTTCTTGCCACATTACATAATATTTATATCGAGATATATTTGCAAGTATGGGTATCTTGTATTTTCCATTAAATCCAAAGTACAACGTATTAGTTATTATTTCAAACTTGTTGTTCCATTCTGTGTGGTATTCACAATCATATAAAAAAGTTAACGGAATACTATAATCATCTAACATTATACTTTTAAGTTCGATTGCTTTATCTGCTACAATCTCATTGTTTTCATTAACCGTGGTATCACTTGGTTGTTTATTGTAATGTTCTATAACTAAATTGGAATCACAATCAATCACATATTTGAAAGTTTTTTTAGTTGTCAATGCACCATTATATACAACTTCATTGCCGTATCGAATGCAAACAAACGGGTAAGGTTCATTTACGTTATGATTTATGTATGGTTGTAAGGTTAATCTTAGTGTCGATTTCATTAATAGTATTTCGGTTATTACTCATTGATATATCATTATTTATTAATGTTCCTGTCTCTGAGTCAAAATCAAAATCTAGATTTTCCAGAATAGTGGTTGGAGCATTTGTGGTGTTTTTTAACTTCTTTATTTCTAAACATGCGGAAAAGAGTTGTTTTCTATAGTTTTTCTCCTCAAAAACTACATAACCCAACTCGTTGATATGTTTTTGTAAAAATATACGTCGTTTAAGACGTTCTTTATAAGTTAGTGTTGGATTATCCAAACAAATCCAATCATTGATATGGTTATTAAGTTTAACGATTCTATTATTATCCTTGTTATCATCCAATGGCGTACCGGGTAACAAATTCAAAGTTAATCCTAAATTAACATGCTCGATTGTTCCATTATGTGCGTACTTCTGATATTTGGTAAACATATCAACTGTTTCTTGAAAATCCTCCTCAGTTTCGGTAGGATACCCAACAATCATTAACATCCTGCATGACACTCCCACTCTGGATATTTGCTTCATTGTAAATTCCAAGTCATCTTCATTAAATAATTTTTTCATGTGGTCGCGAACATTTTGACTACCACTTTCTATTCCCATTAATAATGTTCCAGCCCCAGCAGAAGCCATCAAATCGTATATTTCTGCTGGCATTGCGCGCTCATTCCTAACTATAAAATGTGCATCCCATGTAAATTTTTCGTTCTCTGGTAGATTATTACGTATCGTGGTTAGTTCTTTGCACATATCAGTAAACGCTTTCATTGAACCATTGATGAGACTATCAGTGAAACGAAATGCATTTACACCATATGTTTGGATATAATGTTTAATTTCTTTGGCAATGCTATGTCCACTTCTAAATCTATACTTGGGCCACTGTTTAGCAATATCACAGAAACTACAGTGCGCAACACAACCACGAGAACCAGTTATGGGAACTGCTAATAAACCTTTAATATTTGTATAATTAACCAAATCATAGTCTGAGTAATCGGGATATGGCAATGAATCAATATCATCTATTTGTTCAGTTGGCAACCCATTTAAACCAGAAAATTCTGTCTTACCTTGTAATAACGCCACAACCGACAGTTCTCCTTCTCCCCTAATATAAGCATCTATAATACCTTGTTCTTTTAACATTTCGGGAAATTTAAAATCAGTTGCGATTCCACCGCCCCCGATTACTATACTAATATGTGGTGCCAATTCTTTAACTTTTATTGAAATCAATCGTGTTGCTCTATGGCTATTGTAACTAAACACACTAATTCCAAGCCATTTTGGAGAATAAGATATTATTTCATTTGCACAATCAATAATATACTTTTCAACTTCTTTGAATATTCCCTCATTATAAAAATCGTAGTACATAAAGAAATTTTCAACACTTGCTAAAATATTCGGTTCATTTTCGTAAATGCCATCTAATCTCGAATTAAAATCAATAACTTTGGTCATGAACCCAGCGTCAATAAGTGACCCACTAAGTGCAGATGGGCCTGCGGGTGTGTAGCCATAATCATCTTGTATTCTAGGCGGTATAATTAAAACAATATCCATTTATATAATTATATACTATTGACAACAGTCTAAAAATAAAAAGCACCCCGAAAGGTGCTTTTTATTTTTTTAACTTTTTAAGTCTTATGAACCATTACTAATTTCACCTGTGTTCTTGATACGAACAGGAATGAAAATAAATTCAACTGCTTTAACAGGCTCGATGGCTATATCGACATATAACTCACTTCTGTCTATTCTTGACGGTGTATTATTACTGCCATCACACACTACCAAGTAATCATATAAACCACGCTTAGCAATAAGGTCGTTCATAATCTTCTCAATAGAACCTTTAAGTTCGTCACGAGTTAACTTATCATTTGGCTCAAACAAGAATTGCTTAGCAAGAGAATCAACTTGACTTCTGATATAAGAAACCAAACGCGATACATTAATTCTATCAAGTGCTGTACCAGACTTAGTTGTTTTGTTTCCGTAGTTAACAAGTCCTGTTCCAGGAATAAATGTCAGTGGATTAACGTTGTTTTCATACAATGTATCTCTTGAACCTTGTCTAACTGCTGTTTGTTTAAATTCGCCTTCCGAATCTATGTAGCCCAATGCACTAATGTTATCAACATTACCACGTCTAGTACCAGCAGGTGCTAACCAAGGGTAAGATTGGTCGTCACTTCTAATAATAGTTCTAAGCATTGCATGACTTGGCGGAACAACAATCGCTGTGCCTGTTAAATCAGTTGTTTTACCACTTGGATAAAACACACCTAAGTAGTTGTCATTAACATTTAGTCCATCATTAGTTGCTAAACCCGTACCGCTATTATTAGTTGCCCAATTAATAAGGTCTGTTCCAGATTCTTTAAGTCTTAATGGTGAATCACCAACGATAAACGCTGTATTATTACGTTCGTTGTTTAGTGCTACCATGTTTGCCATTAACTCAGGGTAACCAGGAGTTGCCATTAAGTTAAACACACGTTGCTCTTCACGGATATCAGTATTAGTATCGATTGCTGCTTTCATTGCTTTAACAACAATAGAACGCTGTGCTAATCTACCCATATTTGCTTCGCCGTTATCTTT